GCTTCCTATTCTTAACCTTTTTCTTAGATTTTCCAATATTTAATTTACCTTTTTTAAATTCACGCATTACTTTACTGACTTTGTTTTGTTTTTTATCAGTTGTTTTAGATAGTTTTGATCTGTTAATAGCCATTAAAATAAAGGTCCCCCCTCTAAAATATAACGAATTCCAAACCCTAAATCATACTCAGGTAACTGTGTAATTTTATCTATCGTAGACCTTTGTTGTTCCGTCATAGAATTATACAAAGCTGTCAGGTTTTGTTGAATTTGTTCTGGAGTTTGTTGAGGTAATCCAGAGTCACCAGTAATTGTATCCAGTGTGGTAGGTGGTTTTGCAGATGCAATTACGGCTTCTGTTTCTGGTCCGCCACGTGTGCCCTCTTGTGCTTCTTGAGCCATTGCTCCCATGTCAGGACCTGAGTAAGTAGCTCCATATTGATCGGCAACAGCTTGTGCCGCATCAGCGTCAACAGTGTAACCTTTTACGTTATCCGCTGGACTATAAAGAGCATTATAAAAAGATCTTTCAAAATCCACTCTATCCGATTCATCATCTAAACCATAATTATCAGTTTGGTACGCTCCGTGTGTGCTTACACCTTTAGGACCAAGAAACCCGGTGCCTATGGTTTCACCTTGTTCATTAAAGCTAGGACGAAAATTAAGCATACTTAACCCTATCGCAGTTGGACCAATATTAGGCATGCTAAGCTGTGCATATTGTCCCAAAGGACTTTGAACAGATCTCTCTAAAGTGCCTACTGGATTTGTAACCGCTCCATAAACAGCTGATGGTATATTAGCTACCGCCTGACCAAAGTTTGCAAAATCTTGTGCTATCGCCTCACCAAGACTTAAACCATCATCATCTTCATCACGCGTCGCTTCAATAAAAGCTCGAGTAGGAGCGAAGTTAGGTGCAAACGTTGGATTCACCGTTGGTATTGATGTTAAAGTGGGAGTAAAAGGTGATTGAAAAGATAACCTTTGTCTTTTTAGTGCTTCAATTCTTTGTCTGATCGGGTCAACTGTTGGTGTTGGACTTTGTGGTTCTTGTGGTCCTAAACCAAGATTATTTAAATTTATACCTAGTTTTTCTGCTCTCTCTGGATCTTGACCTATGGCCCTTGACGCTGCATTAAAACCAGGCGAAGCAGGATTGGCAAGAGCGGCTTCGAGAGCTGCATTAGCAAAAGGTGTATCTTTTGAGTAAAAAGATTGACTAAAACCAATCTGTTCACCTGTTCTTTTACTAACTACCGGGTTTCCTTTCCTGTCCACAAAACCAAGTAAACTTGCATCAGTCTCAGGTCCACTATCATCTTTACCTTGAGGACCAGGACCCTCCGGGGCTGCAAGTCCCCCTGCACCAGCTGGCGCATTTGGAGCAGTGGAGGTGCTTACCATGCCACTGCTTCTTAAACCTTTTAAACCACCTTTGTTGCCACCCGGGTCGCCACCACTTGAACTGCTCGAACCACTACTTGTACCACTTGGACCACCATGGTGACCTCTATAGCTTCTTATACCTGCTTTTGTCATCTCACCAGAGGCACCTTTTGACTTTAATAGATTAGCTTCTGCTGGTGTTATAAAAGCAAGCTGGTGTCCTTTGGGAGCAGCTTCATTTAATTTTTTTCTAGCTTGTTCGTAGGATATTTTTTTGTCAACAGCCATTATTCTTCCTCTACTACGGCTGCTTTCATGTCTTTTACCCCTGCTTTTGCAAGTGAAACAGCCGCCCTAAGCTTCTGATGTTTGTCATTTTCATCGATTTTTTGCTCTGCAATATCCTTGTTTTGTATCAATCTGAGCCTGTCAATCTCGCTTCTTTCCTCGTCTGCATCGCGTTTTCTTTGCTCTTCTCGTGCTCTAATTTGTACTTCATCAGCTTTTAAACGCAATAATGGGTCGTTATCAATCTGGTTTAGCACCTTTTTCTCCTCTTCTAGGTACTCTGCAGTGGTTTCAGCTATCAAAACAGACTTTCTAGACTC